TCCTCGTCAATTTACTGGCGAAGAAGTAGACAAGTATATGTCACCGTATATGGATTCTGTTATTAGAAGACAGAAGGATGCCGCTACAGAGGATTACCTTGCATCGATGCCTGGTCAAGCATCTCAAGCTATAGGATCAGGTGCATTTGGTGGTTCTAGGCAAGGTGTAGAGCAAGGAATAGCTAGAAGTAAATATCTAGATAGACTAGGTGATATAGAGGCTACAGGAAGACAAAAAGCATATGAGCAAGCCGCAGGACTATTTCAAGCAGACAGAGCGGCTGACTTCCAAGGTCAGCAGTTAGGTTTAGGGGCGGCAAGTCAGTATGCTAATTTATCAGAAAGAGCCAGAGCAGGTGATGTAGATGCGGCTCGTATGCTAGAGCAGATAGGTAAGGCAGGTATGGCTAGAGACCAAGCTTCTTTAGATATGGGTTATCAAGATTTTATGAGACAGCAAGCATATCCTGGTGAAAAGCTAGGATTATTTTCATCTGTTCTTAGAGGTATTCCTGTACAACCTTCACAGACTACTTCAACAAGAATGCCTTATGATCCATTCGGAAGGGCTATAGGGCTAGGTTTAACAGCACTTGGTGGTGCTAAATATTTTGGTTAAGTAATGTATAATCTTATAGAATTACAAGATGCCCTAAAAGGGCTTCAGGATGAGCAAGTTAAAAATTTGCTAGGTGGTGATCCTCGTGTTCCTGATTTTATGATTTTAGGAGAGTTAAAAAGAAGAGATGACGACAAAAAAGATGTAGCTATGAGAAAAGCTCAGAATCAAACTACTGTAGCAGAAGATGTTGTTGCGTCAGCAGGGATGCCTATGCAAGAATCATCACAGATGGCTATGGCTATGTCTCCTAAATCAGATATAGCAGGTAACACAGGCGTGGATCAAGGTCTCATGGCAATGAAACAAATGGCTGATCTACCCTCAGAAGAAGATGAGATAGATATTATGGAAGAACCTATAAGGGCTAGTAGTGGTGG